CCTTTCATTTCCACCCCAGGTGCCGGCTGTCGCAGGGGGACTCCCCCCTTGTTGTCTGCCTAGGCTGTCGCTAGTGTCCGTGACATGACCGCCGCCTTTGCGCTCGCCATGTCGCTCGTGCTCGTTGCGGGCCTAGGGGTTTGCGCTCTCGCGCTCGTCCAGACCGCTCAGATGCAGCAGGCCACCCTCGACCTTCTCGCTTCGCATCTGCGCAGCCAGGACTCGCACCTGTCGCGCGCCCACGGTTCGCTCGGGATGGCGCTCACCGACGCGGCCGCGAAGACGGCGACGGCGATCGGTCAGGCGGTGCAGACCGCGCTCGCGCCCGCGCCCGCATCTGCCACCACCCCGCGCGACGTCGCCTACGAGGTCGCGCGGGCGGCGGTCGCCACCGACACCCTGCCGCCCGAGCCCGACGACCTCGACGTCGATCCCACCGACGCCTACATCAGCCCGGAGCGGCAGGAGACCGCCTTCGTGCCCGCCGCCGACCGGAACCCCACCGGCCTGCCCGGCTTCGCGTTCGACCTGCCCGAGTGGCCCGACGGCCTGGACATCCCCACCCCCGACAGCAACGGAGCCTGACCCGTGACCACGCCCCACGCCGCCGACGAGCCCGACGAGTCCGACGAGCCCCACACGCCCGACGAGTCCGACCGGGCGTCCGCCGCGGCCCACATCGCGGACGCCATCGTGGCCGAGATCATCCGCGGCGCCGCCCGCGACGCCACCTACAACCCGGACCTGCCGGACCTGCCGGACCTACTGGACCCGCCGGACCTGCCGGGCGCGGGGGTGCAGCCCCGATGAGCCGCGGCATGCGTGACGAGACCCGCCGGCGCACCAACGTCGAGGAGGCGGCCAAGCGTGGCCGGACGCGCTTGCGGCAGGCGGCGGTGGCGGACAAGCACCCGCCGATCCCGAAGCGCCACCAGAACCACCTGATCCCGCAGCGCGAGATCGACCTGAACGACGTCGCGGTCCAGCACGTCGGCACGCTGATCGCCGGCATCGAGGACTTCAAGATCGTCCGCGGCTCCACCGCGGTGCTGAACCTCACGACCTCCACCGAGTTCGCGCACCTGCTCACGGACGCGGCGATGATCTCCCGCGGCAACGTCCTCATCGCGGACCTCTACCAGGTGTCCCGCGCGTACGTCTTCGGAGACGACGACGATGCCGAACAAGAAGGCTGACCCGATCGGTGACGTCGCCGCGCAAATCCTCGCCGGCGACAGCGAGATCAAAGAGCGGATGCGCAAGCTGGTGAACGCGCTCATCGACGACGCGTTCTACATCATCAAGTTCGGGACACCCCAGGAGCGCGCCGCCCTCACCCGCGCCGTCGTGCCCGCGTTCCTGCGCTCCATGCGCGGCGCGGATGCCAACGCCGAGGAGGCCGAGCGCCGAGCCGCCTACGAGCGGATGATGGCGGCGATGCGCGGCGAAGAGACCTGAGATGTCCGTGGGTGCCCACGCGCCTGTCACGCGGGCGCGCCGCATCAAACTGCTGCCGCTCATCAAGGAGCTTTACATCCTCACGAAAGACCTGCGCATCGTCCGCCTGGGCGACGTCATCAACTACGCGCAGATCGACTTCATCAAGCGCTGCGAGAGGCAACTCGCGACACGCGGGCAGATTCGCATCTGCGTCCTGAAGGCCCGGCAGATCGGCATCTCCACCATCATCGAGGCGATCGCGTTCGTGCTCTCGATGATGTTCGAGAACTTCAACAGCCTCATCGTGTCGCACGAGGACAAGTCCGCCGCGGCGATCCTCGCGATGACAAAGCGCTACTGGCAGACCTACCCGTGGCGCGAGTACCACACCGAGACCTACAACGGGCAGAAGCACCTCGCCTGGACGAACGGCTCCGACATCGACGTCGCCACCGCGAAGAACGTCGGCGCCGGCCGCTCGCGCACCTTCCAGCTTCTGCACGCGTCGGAGGTTGCCTTCTGGCCGGACCCGGAGACCCTCATGACCGGGCTCAACCAGTCGATCCCCACCTTCGGCCTGAACGCGATCTTCATCGAATCCACCGCGAACGGCGTCGGCAACTACTTCCACACCGTGTGCAACGATGCCATGCGCGGCGAGAGCGAGTACGAGTTCGTGTTCTACCCCTGGCACGAGCACCCCGAGTACACCGCCGCCTTCATCCCCGAGGAGGAGCGCGGCAAGTACGGCACGCTCGACGTGCTCGACGACGAGGAGCGCTTCCTGCGCGAGCAGCTTGGCGTCTCCGACGACCGGCTCCTGTGGCGACGGTGGGCGATCAAGAACCGCTGCCAGGGCGACGTGGACAAGTTCCACCAGGAGTACCCCTCGACACCGCACGAGGCGTTCATCTCGTCCGGGCGCAACGTCTTCGCGCTGAAGGACCTCCTCGCGCACTACGAGCCCCGCCGCGGCAAGCGTGGCGTCCTGATGCGCAAGGGCAACCGGGTCGTGTTCGAGGAAGACCCGATGGGGTGGTTCACGATCTTCGCCGAGCCCTCACCCGACCGCGACTGGGGCGTGTACATCGCGGGCGGCGACCCGACGCACACGACCGCCGGCGACTACGCGGTCGTGCAGGTCATCAATCGCCGCACGCTCGAACAGGTCGCGGTGTACCGCCGGAAGGTCGATCCGATCAACTTCGGCAAGGACATGCAGCTAGTCGGCGCGTTCTACAACCAGGCCCTCCTCGCCCCGGAGAAGACCGGGCCTGGTTACGCGACCGTGGGCTGCATCGTCGCGGACGGCTACCCGAACGTCTTCAGCATGCCGAACGTGGTGAAGATGCAGGGCAAGCCGACCGGTGAAGACCTCGCGGGTTGGGCGACGAACGCGCAGACGAAGCACCTCGCCATCTCCCACTTGAAGAGGGCGGTGAGCGAGCCGGTCGTCAGCATCGGTGGGCAGAAGTACGGCTTGGTGATCCACGACAAGATCACGTTGCTGGAGATGCGCGACTACGTGACCACCGAGGACGGCGGCTCTTACACGAACGCGGACGGCAGCGAGTACGACGACGGCGTTATGGCCCTTGCAGTCGCTGTCACAGTGAACAACATCGAGCCACCCCCACCCGCGTACGAGGAAGTCCTGGAACACCGCCTGCCTCGCCGCGAAGTCATCCGCGAAGTCCTCACGTCGGGCCACGGCGACCTGCTCGACAACATGCCACGCGACATCCCGACCTCCGAGCCCGAGCCTCCCGACGAGGCACCCTGGGAGGCGTGGGGCACCCCGCGAGAAAGGTTGAGCCCGTGATCTACGAGTACCGATGCCCGAAGTGCCGAACCCTCACGACCTCGACTCATCGGGGCGACCGGCTGCACGAGCCCTGCGGTGCCTGCGGTCACAGCCCCCTGCACCGCAAGTTCTCGGTCGCGGTGAAGCCGATGATGCACGAGCACTTCAACAGGGCGGTGGGGAAGCCGATCTCGTCCATGCGTCAGTTCAAGGACGAACTGAAGGCCGCGTCGGAGAAGGCCACCGAGGAGACCGGCATCCCGCACAACTACGTGCCGGTGGAGTACGGCGACCGCGAGGCCTTCGGTGCGACGGGGGAGGGAATCTACGAGCGGAACGTCCGGCGCTCGAAGGTGGGTTTGCCGCCGCTGCCAATCAACGATTCGGTGTAACGATGTAATGTGCGAACGGCCCCACGCGTAATGCGCCGCGCACGAGGCCGAGATCGGGCTTGACAGCCCCGGCCGACCTGCTATGCTGGCGGCCAGCAGCGGTCGTGTCTCCCGTCTGCGGTCCTGGCCCCCCACCAGGAGCGGATGTCTCGGCACCCCCTCCGGCTCGGCGTGTGCCCGGAGGGGGTGTTCCGCGTCTGGGCGCAGGTCGAGCCCGTCGCCCGCCACCTGTCCGCTTCCGTCCGTGACCATCGGCCACTTGTCACGTACAATGCGCTCGTGGCTTCCACGCTCGCTGCGCTCGAAACCGTCGCCTTCGGTCCGCGGCCCAAGCCGAACGCTCCGGTTGACGACGACGGGCGCGCCGGCCGCCCCACCGAGGAGTCCATCGCGACGCTCGTGCGCGAACTCTTCATGCGCGCACGCGAGGCGCGCCGGAACGTCATGGCGCAGTGGAAGCGCAACTACCGCGTGCTCAACAACCGCCAGTACCGCCCCGGTGCGTCACCGTGGGAGGAGGAGCCGGCGGTGTCCTCGATCTGGCCCACCGTCGCGTCCGCGACCGCGTGGATGACCGACCAGCGGCCCACGATCGAGGTGACCCCCACCACCGAGCCGTTCAGCGACTACTGGGACTTCTACGAGCAACTCGCCCGCGACATGAACGTGTGCATCAACGCCGCGTTCCAGAACTACATGCTCGACGGCGAGATCACGAAGGCCCTGTGGGACGTCTACACGTACGGCATCGCGTACTTCAAGACCACGTGGGAGCCGTGGCTCGCGGAAGGGCTCGGGGACTCCGCGTTCCGGCGTGTCGATCCGTTCACGATCTACCCGGACCCTCACGCGAAGTCGATGTCGGACCTGACCTACATCATCGAGGCCAAGCAGATGACGCTGGCCGACGTCGATCGCGCGTGGCCCGGTGCCGCGAAGAAGATCAGCGGCAGCTTCTACGTCGAGGACACCGACGAGGCACCGCACAAGCTGGACGACACGGTGAACCCGCGCCAGCCGCGCGTCGCCATGGGTGCGCTCGCGCCTGCGACGACTCCCTCGTACGCGAAGAACGGCACATCGAACGCACCGAAGCCCACGGACGCGCCGATCGTCACCGTCCTGGAAGCATGGGTGCGCGGCTACATCCTCGAACCGGACTCGGACGACCCGGAGATCACCCGCGTCGAGGACGACTGGCGGTGCATCGTCGTGTGCGGCAACGCGGTCCTCATGGACGCGCCTGCCGGCATGGTGAACGCGTACGGCACGCACCCGTACGACCGCCTGGTCCTGTTCGACACCGGCGAGTGGTACGGCCCGTGCATGGTCGAGTTCCTGGCGCCGATTCAGCGGCTCATCAACTGGGTGCTCATGAGCATCAACCGGAACATCTACCTGATGGGCAATCCGGTGCTCGTGGAAGACCCGCGCTCCGCGTCGCGCAACCGGCGCTACACCAACAGGCCCGGCCAGCGGCTCGAAGGCACCCTGCAGTCGGTCGGGTGGCTGACGCCGCCGCAGCCGCACCCGCAGATGTCGGTCGAACTCGTGCGCTACTACGAGTCCAAGATCGAGACCATCTCGGGCTTGAGCGCGATGGTGCGAGGCTTCGCGCCGACCGGCCGCAACGCGCAGGGCGTGCTCGACAGCGTGCAAGACGCCGCGTTCGTGCGCGTGCGAGCGTCGTTGAGGGAACTCGAACGGTCTCTGCGCGGCGTCGCCACGAAGATGGCCGCGAACATCGCGGAGTTCTACACGGAGAACCGGCTCATGTCGATCATCGGGCCGGACGGACGCCCCGCCCATCTCGCGCTCCGGGCGCGGCACTTCTACGTGCCCACCAACGGCCCGAACTCGGACGAGCCCGGCGACCGCATCCCGCTGCGCTTCAGCCTCGTCGCGGACGCTGGCAGCCAGCTTCCCACCAGCAAGCAGGCGCGCGCGGCCGAGGCGAAGCACCTGTTCCAGCTTGGTGCGATCGACATCTACGAACTGCTGAAGGCGATCCAGTGGCCCAGCTACGCGCTGGTCGCGCAGCGAGTCATGGAGCAGCAGGCATTCGCGGCCGCCATGAACCCCAACTCGAAGAAGAGGTAACCCATGTCCGACTACAGCAGCGACACGTACGAGGACTTCTGCGTGCCCTCCACGATCCCGTTCCCGGACATGCGTCAGAGCGACCCGAACCCGAACGGGTCGCTGGACTCGATCTCCGACGCGGTGATCGCCGGCTACGGCCCCGGCGACGAGTTCGTCACCCCGGACGGTACGGCCCGCACCCGCTGGAAGGCCCCCGGCATGATCAGCGGCGGCGGCGGTGGCGGCGCGGACGGCGGCACCCCCTGAGCGACCATGCCTCGCAAGGACCTGATCGCTGTCCGTCGGGGCACC